ACGAGTAGGCTGTCGTGCCGTCCTTTGTCGTGGCAACAAAGCGGTAGCAGTGGCCTCCGTCACTCTTGGCCGTGTCCGAACGGTCGAAATAGAGATCATCGACGTGCGCGGCCTTTTGGCTCTCGGTGGTCCACCCTGAGGCGGGCTCGTTGGTCAGCGTAGGGGCGCCCTCGCCATACCAAATGTCGAAATGCGCGTCGGCGTCGTGTTGCAGGCTTTCGAGCCATTCGGCAAGGTCGCGTCCTGCCAGACTCTGGCTGATGGCCACAAAAGAGCCCTTGAACACGTTGCCGCTCTTGGCCACGGTGTTCATACGGTGCGCGTCCGTCAGCTCAAACGAGTCGATGCCCTCATATTGCACGAAGGCCGGAGCCGTGATACCAGGGTCGGGCGACTTGTAGGCCGCAATCATGATGGCTGCCTTGCGCTGATCGTCGTTCGTGCGGCTGCCCAGCATGGCCACGGCGTCGCCAGCCTCTGGGTTCACCGTGCAGCCATCGGCCTTCTCGGTGGTGCTCACCTCTATCCAGTGGTAGTAATGCGTGCCGGTGTAATCCTCCTCCATGTCGGGCTGTTCGCGCGATACGTCGGTCACCAAGGCCCACCAATACTTGTTGCTGGCGCTGTAGACGTCACCCACCTTAGCGCGGTTGAAGTCCATGGAGATGGCTTGGTCGCCCGGATGCCAGGTGTTCATCGATGCGTCGCCGCCATGCTCGGCCAACCAGTAGAGGCGCATGGTCTTGCCGTCGGCGCTCGTCGTCACATGGTCGATGGTGAAGGCGTTGGCCGGGGAGAAGATGACGGTTCCGCCCGCGGCGCGCACCTTGTCGATCACCAACTCGAAGAAATGGGCCGAGCCAAGCACCGTGAGGTCTTGCAGCAGGGTGTCGCCTTTCACCTCAAGGTCGCCCTTCACCTCCGCATCGGCGTGGGCGGTGAACTGGCGGTTGGCGTTGAGCGCGTCGTTGACCTCCACGGGGCCGTTACTCACGAGGCCTTTCTCGAAGGTAATGCGTCCCTCGGCGGTGTCGTCGATGTCCTTGCGGATGTAGGGGTGGCCTGTAATATAGGAAAGTAGCGCAAGGAAGGCGTCGCCAATACGTGTGGCCGTGTTCGCCCCCGTGCGCCGCTCGTCGCGTATGGCTTCGTAGATCTTCCGAAGCGCTGCTACTTGGTCTGTAATGTTTCCCATGGTGAAAAAGTGTGGATTATAGATTGTTGAGGATGCCTGCCTGTGTCTTGCCGATGGCTCCTGTTGCGCCACCGCCAAACATGGCCGTGAGCGCTTCCGAGATCATGCCTTGGTAGGCCTCGCCATAGAACGCGGCCTCGAAGTCGTTCAGGCGGTGGATGGAGTAGAGATATTTCTTCGAGAACCAGTCGCGGCGGCGACGGTGCCCAACGCCCTTATTCCATCGTTTGCCCCTAAGAAATTGCAGGCCTTGGTCGTCGTCCTTGCCGCTGTTGCCGTGGCGATAGCCGTTGCCAGTACCTGCGGCCACATACAGGCCGTATTCGCGAAACTTGTGGCTGATGGTTGTCACGGGCCCAGGGTGCAGCACGCCAACCATGGTGTTGTGCAGCGTGCCGGTGTCGTACACGGGAGGGGAGAACTGCATCATCTTCTCCTGCCAAAACTTCACCATGAAGCTGGTCCACCGCTGCTCATACTGCTCACGGTCTTTCTCGGTGAGCCTACCTGTCAGTCCATTCCTTATCATCGTATCGCAGGTCTATGGGTTCTTCGTTCTGTACCATGAAGTAAAGGCCGGTCATCCCATCGAGGAACGTGCCGGGGAACTCGTTGGAGTAGATGTTCTCCAATTTCAGGTACTCCAAGGCGTCGCCCCATGCGATGGAGTCCTTGTCGTGGATGAGCCTTGAGTGCATCTGCCTGAAGATTCGGCGGCAGAGGTCGAGCTTCTCCTGGCGGTCTGTCATGTCGCCCATGCGAAACGCTGCCACGATAAACACGGTGTAAACGTCACGGCGGAAGAACCCCACGCCATTGGAGTAGGTGTTCTGCGAGGTGGTGTCGTCCACCAAGATGAAGTTTTTCGATTGGCGGAAGTTGGAGATGGCGTCCTCCACCCCGTCGGGACCCGAGCAGAATCCCACGAGGAAATGGTTGTCACGGGCCAGACGGTTGGTCTGTCCGAGGTTCTCGAAGTACGAGAAAGCGTTGAAAAGGTCCTCTTGTGCCATGGTTAACTCTTGTTTCTTATTCGTTCCAGTTCCTCTGCCTCACGCGTCTTGGCGTCGAGCTCGGTGAGCGCGCGCCAACAGTCGAGGTCGAGCACCTGTCGCTCCTTGGTCACGTCGCCGTCGGTGAGGGCGCGTATCTGGGTGTTATACATGTCGAGCAGCTCGCGACCCGAGGGTGCGCCGACCTCCGCGTCGGTACGGCGGAAGAAATGCGTGAAGTAGTCGGACATGACCTTCTTTACGTGCATGTACCACAGCATCGTGCCGATGCGCTCACCTGGTGTGAGCGTCAGGTCCTTCACCGCGCAACCGTCCTCTCCAGCGTGACGTCCATGGTCGTCGGTATAGAGCCAACAGGCCAAGGCATCGACCAAGGTGTCGTCCTTGCCGCTCAGGCACATCTGGTAGTAGGTCTCCGCTTGCAGGTAGGTCTCGAACGACACGCCGTGCAAAAGGGGGTCGACCGCATGAAGACCACAGACTGCATCCAACCTACAGTCCATGTTCTCCACTTGGTCGATATAGTCGAACTGGTGAAGGAAGCTCTGCACCTCCCATGTGTGAAGGTAGATGATGCGGCGCTTGTCGTCGACCTCCACCAGGCATTTCCACCCAAAGCGGGTTTTCCTCAGCACCTCAAGTCCGCAAAACCTGACGAACACGAGGGTCTTGAGGGCGGTGGGGTTCTCGCCAAGCGCCATGAGATCGAACACATAGCGCAGCTGGTCTTGGCTCATCTCCTTCCACGAGGTGGGGGCGGTGAGGTTTACCGTCACGGTGCGGGCTTCGCTATCCGTTGAAGAGGTAGCCCGCGCTGTCTTGCTTGTTTCTGAATGGCTCATGGTGGTTGGCTTTATATTCGCGGCTCTGGCGGTAAGGCTTGAAGATCTCTTGGTTGTCGTCGCTGTCGAGGTGGCGCATCAGTCGGCGGAACACGGGTGCCTTCACCACGCTTGCGCCCATGGTGGCATAGGCGTCGGTGACCTTCACCACCAGGTCGATGGCTTCTTGGTATTGCTCAAGGAGCAGCGGGTCGGCACGGCGGTAGGCGTCGAGGAAGGCGTTCATCTGGGCATTCGATATCCAGGAGCGCAGAAGCTCGTCGGCGTCGTCGGCCGAGGGGGTGAAGGCCTTCCAGTCGGTGTAGGTGGCGCTCTCGTGTGTTACGTGGAAGAAGGTGTAAACATCGTAGAGGTGGCCGATGAGCAGCTTGGCCTGTGGCGACGAGCCCCAGTTCTCCGAGCGGAGAAGGTGAAGGGTCGTTCCGAGGGCCTTGAGATACTCGGTGCGCAACTGTCCCTCGAGGGCGTTGACGCGCTGCGACGAGGCGGGCGTGAGGTTTTGGTTGCTCACCACGCCAAAGCCCGTGGGCGTGAGCACCAGGTCGAGCTGGCGCAGCACAGAGAGAAACCCCTTGAGCGACACGAGCTTCTTGAACGAGCGCACCACCTCTGAGCTGGGGCCTTGCTGCTCCATGTAGGTCTGGCCGGCAAGGCCGAGCATTGTGCGGCTAAGCACGGTCACCTGCTCGCTGATGGCTGGCATGACCGCCTCCAGCACACCCTCGTTGGCGCTTGTGCCAACAGGCAGGGCTTTCTCAAACTCATCCTTTGTGATTGTTATCTCCATCGTCGTCGGTGTTAGCGTTAGCGGTTACTTTTTTGGCGTCTTTGTTCTCGTCGAGCGTGGTGAGCATGAGCATGGGCACGTCGACGGTGTAGCGGTCGGCCCACCCGTTGTAGTGCAGGATGACATGGTATGGCTTCGCCATCACGTCGTGGTAGGGCTTCTCCTGCGCTTGCTTGAGGGTGAAAAGCTCTCGCTTGTCGGATCCGCTGTTGTTCATCTGCGACTTGCCGGGTGTGGCGCCCACGAGGTTGGGGTGAACGCCGAAGGCAAAACACTGTATGTTGGCGGCCTCCTGCATGTCGTCGCTCCAGTTGCCACCCTCCTTCTTCGAGCCGTCGGTCACGGTGGTGATGCGCACCATGCGGTTCTCCTTGCCGTTGGGGTCGATGTAGTAGCCGCTGACGAGCGCCTTGCCGGCGTTCTCCACGCCGCAAACGAAGTCGATGATGTTTTGCTTCTCCTGCTCCTTGCGGCGTTCGCGCTCGTCGGGCTCGTCGATGTGCTCATTGTCGCACACGTTGTCCCAATAGTCCTCATGCACCTCGATCTGCACCCTTGGAGCCGACGTGTTCTTGATCATGAAGCGCTTGCCTATGCCGATGAGCCGATAGATGTCGTACCAAGCGTCGCTGAAGATGCTGGCGTAGTAGGGCGTCGGATAATACTGATAGCCCACGGTTGCCATGCGGGAGAGGATGGCGAACTTGCGGTCCTTCGTTGGCTTGGCCGGAAGACCTGTGGCGGGATCGGGGCGACGGCCCATGCGCACCTCGAGGTCGCCCAGTGGGTCCCAGTAGTCGAGCATGGGGATGACCTCTATCTTGGCCTCGTCGAAGTGGCCGATGCGGAAATCGCCGAAGAACACATGCTCGATGGCGCCCGATGGGGTTGACGGGGCATACTCGAAGCGGCAATAGCAGGCCTCCTTGTTGCGCACCTGGGCGATGCGCTTACCATCGCGGGTGAGCACCACCACCGTGACCGAGAAGTTGTAGAACTTCATGTCGGTGCATTGCTCCAGGAAACACTCGGTCAGGGCGTTGCTCAGGCAGAAGCTCGATATCTCGGGGTCGTCGACGTCCTTGCGGGTCTTGCGGTCCACGAAGCGCAGCCCTTGCCCATAGCACGACATGACGTTGAACGCCTGGCACTGAGCAGTGATCATGTTGCTCAGGATGGCCGAGCGCACCTGGTAGGGAAGCATGTTGTCGCGACCGAACGCCACATATTGGTAGGCCTTGCCCCGAATGGTTATGGGCAGCACGTTGGCGGTGCCGTCGTCCTCGTCGAACACCGACGAGGAGTCGCCGCCATACTCGCTGGTGATGGAGTTCATGGCAGCGCCCACGCCGCAGGGTCCGAGGCGGTAGTGCTCGGTGGAACCCCGCTGGGAGGTCTTGATAAGTTCGTATTGTCGTTGTGATGTCATAGGTAAACTCTTTTTCCGTTGATCTCAAAGATGAATATTTCGGGCACGAGGCGTAGCTCTCGGTTCACGGGGTTGCGCAGCCTCACGTAGCCGCCGCGCCAGTGTTGGTGGTGCACATACCAGCCGCGGTATTCCACCACGTGGCCGTCGGTGCGCCACGCCTTGATGTTGAGCGCCTGCCGGCGTTGGTAGGCGCGGTCCATGAGGCGCTGCATGTCGGTGAAGTGTATGGGTGCCATGGTCATGAGAAGGTGAAGTCGAAGGTGTTGTCGAAGATGCGGCCTTGGCGCTCGAGTTCGAGCACGTTGTGGTTGCGCTGCGCGTAGTTGTAGGAGAAGGTGAACCGGGGTATCTCGTCGAGGTCGTTGGTCTGCTCGCTCTTCGACTCGGTGATGACAATCTCGCGGCCTATGGTGGGGTGGCCGCCCTTGAAGGTCACCAGGCGCACATAGGGGCTCCGCATGAGGTCGGAGAACCAGTCGGCCATGTCCTCGTTAAGGCAGCCGGTGTCGGCCTTGAAGGTGCGTGTCTCGGTAATCTTGTAGTTGGTTTGCCGCCCCATGATGTAGGCCGACTCGCGCTTGAAGGTGGGGGCCTTGGTGGCCGTGCCGGTGCAGTAGAACAGTTCCTCGCAGCCAAACGAGTTGACGAAGATGAGCACCGGAGCGCAGTCGGGGCGCTGCTGGTCGAGCCTGAAGAGCTGCGTACGCTGGCCGGTGGTTACCTGGTACTCCATGAGGGTCTTGCCCTCTTCCGTAAATCCTGAGGGCGACACGTCGACGGTGGTGTAACGGTCGTTGCCACCCACGGCGGCCACGGTGAACTGCTTGCTCGTGCCATCGAGGTAGCGGGCGGTGGCCACGGTGGGCTCGGTGCCCAGGTAGTGGAGATATTCGAGACGCCCAAGGGCCGTGATCTTCGTGCCGAGGAGCAGCGACAGGTAATGGTGGGCGCAGAAATCGTCGCACGAGGTGGGGATGTCGGCCTCGCAATAGACCACGCTAAACTGCATGGTGGCGGTGGTGGGCTGGGTGGTGTCGGCAAACTGCTCCTCGAGGCTGACGATCACGGAGGCCACAAGGCGCTGGCGGGCGTAGGGCGTGAGCAGGTCGCCCAGCTCCGAAAGGCTGATGGCGGTGGCCACGGGGAACAGGTGCTCCGAATAGATGGTCTGTCCGTCGACCTCAATGGTGGCGGCCAGACGGTAGCCGCTGATGCTCAGCTCCACGTCGGGGATGTTGCTCGAGAAGTATTGGCCCGATAGGCCTTGTTTCACAGTGATGCTCATCTTTGCTTTGTTTTAGGCAAAGGTATAGTAATAATAGGTTGCGACAAAATACAAAGGGCCTTCGCCTTCTACCAGCGACCTTGTGACGAATGGCTGCCGTGAAACCCGAAAAGGGGGCGTGCCATCCTCGCGGACCGCACGCCCCCATAACCTCAATTATAATTTGCAATTCGGGCGTGTCATCCTCACGGACTACACATCCCGCCACTATTATGTAAAAAAATGTCGTCTTGTAAACCTGTGGGACTACATCAGCGGTCGCATGTCGCGCCAGATGGCCCACGCCACGCTACCATCCTGCAGGGTGGTGAACGTGAAGTTGTGGAGCAGCATCCAGTCGGCTATGACGGGAAAGCTGATGAGGGCCATCTCGCGCAGGCTGTTGCTGATGGCCGCGGTGGTCATGGGGTCGGCCTTCAGGGGCTCTCCCGTCATGGTGGTGCCGGGGAGGTTGTCGCGGCTGCTGAAGTAGGCGTCGAGCACCTCGCAGCAATTGAAGGTGTACCTGTCCTGCTTGCCGAGCCACTCCTGGTACACTTCGTTGTCGAATGAATTGGTTTTCATTTTTGCAATTGTCTAAGGGTTCTCAAATCGGTTTTCAACTGGAGCAGCGAGTAGTTCATGTCGATGAGCTGCTTGCGCTCGCTCTCACTCTCTGCGTCGGCTGCCTGCGCCACGAGATTGTCGCGTACGGTGTCGATGAGGTCGATGCGGTCGGCCAGCGCGTCCTTGTCGAGAAACTCGCGCAGGGCGTCGCTGAGCTCAGGGCTGAGGGAAAGGGCGTTGCTCATGCCTCGCCTCCTTTCTCGCTTGTGTGGTTCAGGCGGTACACCATCCACGCGGCGGCGGCCATGGCGGCCACGCTCACCACGGGCTCCTGCTCCACGCACACGGCGGTCACGCCGATGGCCACGCCCACCAGGTTGACCCGCACCACGACGCGGCGGGTTACGTCGAACTCGGCTATGCGGCTGTAGAAAGCCGAACGGCTGTCGAGCCAGTTGTTGACACGCTGTCCAATGCGTCTCATCCTCTCTGCGAGGCTCACCTGTGCTTGGACGTCCTGCACGGTGAAGTTCAATGCTTGTTGTTGCATATACATCGTCTTTTAAGCAAAACCGGATAACGCCGGCACGTTTGCACAGAAAATGGCGGCTGCGCTCCGCTGCTTAAAAGACGATGATTCCACCCAGTGGGCTTATCAAATCTTACGGAGGCAACCGCCAATAGCTTATGCGGGTGGGAACCCGCTCGTCAGGGCATAAAAAATGCCCGTACGTCGTATCGAGCAATAACCGTTGCTCACCGGGATGGTCTACCATCGTCTTCTAAGCGATGGCAAAATTAGGTGAAAAAGGTCGAACGTGCAAGCCTTTGGCCGTTTATTTTCAAAATGAAAACGAATTTTAACGTTTGGGGAGGGTAATTTCAGGTCGCGGCGCACGTGGTGGGGTGGGGGTGTATGCTAAAAAAGCCTCCGACGCATCGCGCGCAGGAGGCCCAAAGAGTTCATTTTATTTATGAAATGTGCTTATCGAAGCACTAAAATTGTTGCGCCGCCAGCCCAGCGGCGGCTTTTGTTCAAAACGGCTATACAGTGGCCGGGGCTGGAATGCTTTCAGCAGCACGACGGATGCGATCGCTGAGGTCGAGGAGTGCGCCTTTCAGCTGTCCGGCTTCATCCTCAGTAAATCCTCCCTTGCCGCCATTGCCGTCGATGCCATACATCTTATGTTGGAACCATGGCACCGACTTATCAAAGTAAGTACGTGCTATTTCCCTCCATGAAACTGCGAGGTAGATGTCACTCATCCGAGTCTTCATGTCGGTAATCTTGCTTGCTTGTTTTACTGCTACTTCCATATTTATTTCTCTTTTAAGGCTCTCCCGGGAAGGAGAGCCGTTGTTTGTTAATCGTCTTTTGGCATATCAGTAATTTTATCGAAGAGGTCTTGCGCATACTCCAGTAATTGCGGATAGCCGTTAGGGTAACTGTTGCAATAGTTTCTGATTGACTCAATTAGCTCTTTCTCCTCAAAGGAGAGCTCCATTTTAAATTTCTGTTTCTTCTTCATTGTTACTGTATTTCTTTTGAACACTGCAAAGATACTATCTTTTTGGATACTATGCAAATTTAATACTATTTATTTTGATAGTAAGCAAAAGATTTAACATTTCACCAACGACAAAGGTCGCGGCCCATGCGGTGGTGGCATGATAAAAAACCAAAGCCTCCGACGCATCGCGCGCAGGAGGCCCAAAGAGTTCATTTTATTTATGAAATCGTGCTTACTCGAAGCACAAAGAATGGTTGCGCCCGCAGGCCGACGGGCGGCTTTTGTCTTAAATGGCTAACGAATGAGCCAAGCCTAAATAGTGTCGGCTACTCGCCGTATGCGATTACTCAAATCCACAAGAGCACCACGGAACTGCTCTGCCTCCTCAGGCGTGAAACCGCCTTTGCCGCCATTGCCGTCGATGCCGTCCATCTTATGGTAGAGCCACGATGATGATTTGTGGAAGTAAGTATTTGCAAGTTCCCTCCACGATATGGCAAGCAGAATGTCGCTCGCCTTCTTCTTCATGTCGGTGATTACCACCGGCCTTGTAATTACAGTCTCCATATCAATAAAATTTATTGTTTTAATGCCCCTCCCTTACGGGAGAGGCTTTGTTTTACTCGTAAGGTTGTCTCAGCATCTTGTCAAGCGTTTCCTGTACGAACCACATCAGTTCCGGGTAACCGTTGGGATAAGAGATGTTGTAGTTCCTAATCTGTTCGATAAGGTCTCGCTCGGCAGCCGTGACCTTCAGGTTACTCACTTTTTCTTTCATATTCGTTATTTCTTTAAGACACTGCAAAGATACTACGAATTTTTGTATTAGCCAAATGTTTAATACGAAAATTCGTATAGAAAATAAAGATTTAACATTTCCCAAACGACAACAGCCGACATCTTCGCGAACCGCACCACAACTATTATGTAAAAAAAATGTCGTCTTGTAAACCTGTGGGACTACATCAGCGGTCGCATGTCGCGCCAGATGGCCCACGCCACGCTACCATCCTGCAGGGTGGTGAACGTGAAGTTGTGGAGCAGCATCCAGTCGGCTATGACGGGAAAGCTGATGAGGGCCATCTCGCGCAGGCTGTTGCTGATGGCCGCGGTGGTCATGGGGTCGGCCTTCAGGGGCTCTCCCGTCATGGTGGTGCCGGGGAGGTTGTCGCGGCTGCTGAAGTAGGCGTCGAGCACCTCGCAGCAATTGAAGGTGGACTTTGATGTCCGAGCAATAACCGCTGCTCTCGCGGAACGGCAAAGAAAAAGGCGGAGAAAATTGAGCAAAATGAGCAAATTTCACAATTCAAATGGCAAATTATACCGAAAAATGCCTATCTTTGCACGTGAAGAAACGCTATATCGTATGAAGACCTTACTACATAAAGCACTGCTGTATATCGCTGTATATATCATTTGTGCAGTGGTATTGTGCCTCGTCTTATGCAATATAGCGTACTGTTTCATCCCTTCCTCTCACGCATACATGAAATGGATTGAAGCTACGGCCTTTGTCCTTGCCGCCATCTGCGTTATTCTGTTTGTGCGCTGCCGTCCTTTGACTCCTCAAGAGAAGAAGGAGCTTCGCTTCTTCCGCTTCCGTCTGCGGTAGCAGAAGTTGATTCTCCAACCCCTATATCCATATTTCTCAATCTCTGCTCCAACCTTATCTTCCTATCTGCCTTGTGATCCAAATAGGTAGTTACCGATTCTAATATTTTCTGGCAAAAGTCCCCCAAGCCCTTGGTTTCAAAGCAGATATCAGAAAAAGCCTCCGACGCATCGCGCGCAGGAGGCTCAAAGAGTTCATGTAATTAAATTATGAAATAGCCGAATCAAAAAGACGCGGCCAGTAAGTCTTTCTTTATGGCGTTGAAGCATTCCGAGAGTCTCTCGTACGTCTTTTCGCCAGCTTTCTTGCATCCGCTGCTGTACTGGCGGAGCAAGGACGGGTTGACGCCAGCGCGGCGCGCCACTTCGTTCACGTTGAAATAGTCGAAGTAGTTGAAGAATGACTGCAAGTCGTACTTATACTCAAGCGTCAAGTCTCCTTTTATGTCGCCTGCCTCTCTCGCTTCCTCGATACACGCTGCCAAGTCGTTCTTGGCCTCGCTCACCGTTGCGCCGCAGCCATTGAAGCCTCCATCGCCAATTTCGGTGCTGCACCAATAATTGCCATCGGTGCCCTTTTCCACAATTACGATTGCCTTTGCCATATCTTTATTTTTATAAGTTCATAAAAAAGAGTCCATCCCATTAAGAAAGAAGAGAAATCGGCCAGGGGCAAGCCCCTGACCTTTTTCTTTAGGCATCCAGCTTTTTAAGAATCTTGTGTGCCGTACACGTAGCAATTTCCTTGCTGTGCCGCGGCACCCATTCAAACTTGCCAGTCTTGGGATTAACCCACCTGTCATGCCTTGAACCGTTTCGAGACAGGACGCATCCCGCGTCTCTCAGTCTCTTTTCCAATTCGCTTCTTTTCATAATTTAAATGAACTCTTTGTCTTATTGACACTGCAAAGGTAGCTAAAAAGCTACTAATTTCCAAATATTCATATAGCTTTTTTGCTACCTTGTGAAATATTTAACATTTCAGGCCGTTGGATGGGCGCCGTAGATTGGTGTAAAGATAACAGAGGTGGCCAAAACAGGCGTTATTCGGCAAGCGCTGGAACCCTCGTTTTGCAGCTTTGCCCCTTGGAAACGATGGCAGCGCACGGGAAATGGCCTTCGTTTTGCACAAAACCGCGCCCGAACGCGGCCATACATCACGGAAAAGAGCCATTTTTGCGCGTCTTTTCCGCGGCAAAAAATCGGAAGTGGGCCAAAATGAGGCAGTTAGCTTTCGAAAAGCAAGAATCTTTTCCATTCGCACCCGTTGTAGCCCCCACCGCCCTACGCTCGGTTGGCAATTGCCGCCTTACCGAATAGCGGTATATGTAAAGCCTTTTGTAAGTTGCAACCCAATGGACGCAACCCGATGGCGGAGCGGCAATTGCCAAACGTGCGTGGGGCGGTGGTGACACGAAAAAGCCTCCAACGCATCGTGCGCCAGAGGCTCAATGGTCCCACCAAACGAAAAGCCCTGGGCGTAACGTCCAGGGCGTGCGCCCTTAGGCCATGGGCGACTTGGTGTTAAACGGGCAGGACAATGTGCCCAGCCTAAAGGTCTATAGAGTCGGCTGCTCGGCGGATGCGATTGCTCAAATCGACAAGCGCTCCCTTAAGTTCGGCGCGTTCTTCGAGGTTAAACTCTGTGGGCTTGCCATTGCCGTCACGCCCATCCATCTTGTGGTAGAACCATGATGCCGACTTTGTGAAGTAAGTCTTTGCGAGGTTTCCCCATGATATGGCAAGCAGAATGTCGTCCATCTGCTGCTTCATGGTTTTCTGCTGAGTTGTTTGTTTTATATCCATAGTCTATATATTGTTAAAGCCCCCGCCCGCCTGAGGCGGGGGTGTGGTGGTTAGCCGTAAACCATTTCTTCAAAAACCATTACCGCATAGCGGAGGAGTTCTTTCTGTCCGTTTGGATAAGCTCGCTTGTAGTTTCTGATGGCTTCGATGAGGTCGTTTTCCTCGTTTGTGATTTCTTTAATCATATTGTTTGTCCATAATTGTTTAACAATACAAAGGTAATACAATTTTTTGTACTATCCAAATATTTAGTACACTATTTTATATTAACGAGGAGATTTAACATTTGAAACAGCTATTGGCTTGTGCTGCGTCCCTGTAGCAATGGGTAGTTCTCTACGCCGATGCAGAGCGTGTCGAAGGCGTCGGAGCCGTCGGTGCGGCTCTCCAGCTTGTCTTCCTCGGTCTCGGCCAACTTCTCGCCCGACTTGTCTTTCTTTCCTCCACGCACGCCAGCCGATGTGATGGAGATGAGCAGGTCGGGATTGTTGTCGCGATTGATGAGCACCTGGTGTCGGCCACGGCCGCGAAGCATCATGTTGATGAGCGAGTTCTTCTTGATGTGGTCCATGGGCTTGCCGATATACTTCTCGCGCACGTTCCATTGCTTTTTCTTCAGGTTCAGCTTGATGAACCGATGGAAGTCCATGTTGTTGATGCCATAGTTGTTGCCCACGAATGTGGAGTCGAAATAGAACACCACTTGTCGGCGGCGGTGGTACTTGTAATAGTCGGCGAAATCGTCGAGCAGCTCGGGGATCTTACGCTCATACTTTACGAAGAACGACTTCAGCACACGAAGTTTACCGTCCATGCCCACCTGGCCCACCACCATCCAGTTGATGAGATTGTTGGCATCGAACGCCACGCAGAGCGGGAGTTTCGGGTCGAGGTCGGCGTCCTGCCGGCAATCGTTTGGTATCTCGCCCTCGTTGAGCGCTTCGAGGTTGAGCACCGCTTCGTTGGGCGCCGTGTAGATGTTCACGTCCTCGCGCAAACCGCCGTAGAAGCCGTCGGAGCTGATGGCTATGCGCTTGCACATGATGGATGTGGCGAAGGTGAGCGGCGGGAGATCGCGCTTGGCGCGCCTGATAAACTCCTCGCCCAACAGCGCCAGGTTCTGGATGCTGGTGTACTCGCGGTAAAGAAGGCATTGCGAGCGCAGGAAAGCCAGCTTTCGCTCTATGCGGTCGATCTTCCGCTGGATGGCTTCGGCCTCCGATGGCAAGGCGGCCATGCGTCGACGCTCCTTGTACTTGGCATAGATGAGCCCCTCGATGGCCTCGACAAGCTCGGGGTCCATGTCGTCCTTGTAGTTGAGAAACCATGATCCCTTCTTCGTGACGGGCATGTCGCTGGTGATGGTCATGCCATGGTGAAGAGGGAAACTATGGAAATATTGCTCATTGCCGCGGTTGGCCTGAAAGGTCTCGTCCTTGAGTTGCTCAAAATCGATGAACTTGGCCTCGTCGATGATGATGTAGTCGAGCGACATGGAGTTGGACGTACCGCTGCGGTCCTGCGAGATGATGTTGCACACCGACCCATTGTAGAACGACAACGTGTTCTCCCAGTTGGCCGGTGTGAAGATGGGCGACTTCCAATGCAGGGCGCGCCATGGACGCTTGCCCACCACGTAATGGAGGTCGCGCTTGAAGCCCCACCGCTCCAGATGGATGAGCATGGATGGCAAGATGTTGGTTAGGCAGCGCTTGACCGACGGCGACACGAAGCCACCCATGCTCCCTGGCATGCCTTGGAAGCACGATTGTAAACGACCCGCCTGAATGGCACCCTTGCCCAATCCGCGCCCGGCGACTATCACCTCGTCGCGCGTGTTCATGAGCAGAGAGTACATCTGCGGGTCGTTAAAGTATTGCTTATTCGTAGGGTTCGTCTCCATCCTTTATCTCTTCATATTCAGCGTCTTCGATGTTTCGGCCATACTTCTTCTCCAGCCTCCTGATTCGGTCGCGCAGGCCCGGTACCTTCTTGATGCCGATGACCGATGGGTCGTCGGTGGGTTCGAAGGTTTGCGGAACAATCTTGTCGTACTCCAGCTCGGGCTCGTCGTCCTTGTCGGTGCGGTTGTTGAGGATGCGGTTCTTCTCGATCGAGGCCACGGCTCGCATGTCGTTGATGTTGCGGGCCAACTGTAGGTCGTGCTCAAGGTCCTGGTTGATCTTCCACCGCATGAACTCCTTGGAGGTCTGTTGCAGGTTGCCCAGGAGCACTTGCGTGAGATGGAGGTCGTCGTAAGCCTGCGCACGGCCCACGCCGAACATCTTCATGTTGTAGTCGACGATCTCCTTGCTTGTCTTTGTAGGGAATTGCAGCCAATAGGCGTAAACACCCCGAATGCGCTTCAGTCGCTCACGGATTGCCGCGGCGACGTTCTGCTCCCGAAGCTCGTCGTCGTTGAGCACCACGAGCCTCGAATATTGGTCTATGTTTGCCGGTACTCCCATCAGGTGTGTCAATAGCCAAAAGGCTCGATTTCATAGTTGTTTTCGTTGCCTTTGGCGCTCTCGACGGAGGCTTCTGGGAACGATACGCCACCATCGATAAGGCGCTGGCGTAGCTCGTCGCCGATGACCTCATGGTTGGCCAGCAACACATCGACACGCTGCTGCACCTTGCCCAACAGGTCGGCGTAGGCCTTGACGGCCTTGTCGTCGGCGTTGTCGGACATGGCCGCTTGCTTGGCCTGCGACAGCTTGCCATCCTTGAGGGCCTTGGAGATGTACGACTTGGCGTTGTTGACATCCTTGGCGGTTACCACCTTGTCTGCGGCCACGGTTGACTCGGTGTCCGAGAGCTCGTAGTCGTCGTAGCGGGCAAACTCCGACTTGTACTTGTACCAGGTTTCTTTGAGGGCGTGGGCCGTCTCGGCACGGTCGCAAGCCTTGTCGAAGCCCAGGCAGGTGTTATACATCCGCTTGATCTTCTTCCAGCGCTCGGCGTTCTGTTCCCAAATGGCCTTGATGTCGTCGGGGAGGCGGTCGTGGTCGGGGCGTTGGCCACCATGGGCAGGCAGCACCGCCTCGTTGGCGTCGGGAGCGGGCTCCTCGCTGATGACGGTGCGCACCAGGCTCAAGGTTTCCTCTGCCTCGTGGTCTGCCTCGTCGAGCGTTTGGCCACGCTTGCGCATGGGCAGGAATTTGCGAAGCTCGTAGTCGATGGTTGCAACAAAGCGCTTGGGACGTGTGATAACCGTTTGGTAGAGCACACGGTTGCGATTGAGCTGGAGGAGCATCTTGGCGCCATGAAGGATATCTTCGTCGGTGTCGTGCGAAGGCTTGCTGAGCCACGCTTCGAGGTTCTGTGTCAATTCGTTGTCTATCATTTGCTAATGTAATTAAGAAAGGCGGCCTCCACGATCGCTCGTGAGGACCGCCCTCGGTTGCTATATATATTGTAGTAATGAAAAAGAAAAGTCTCGCGCGTTATCCTGAAACTCTCTTTTTACTCTTTGGGATTACTCTCGGTGGCCGCTGTGATCTTGCCAGTGGCACCATCGATGTCGCCCTCGGTGGTGTGGATCTTACCCGTATAGAAAGGAGCGGGATGGAGATCGGTGCAGACCGCCTCGACCGTAGTGGTGTTGGCGTCGGTGGCCGTCTTGCCGGTGTCCTGCTTCAGCGACAGCTCGGGCGAGAAGTCTTCGGATCCGATGAGACGGGCCTTGCCGTTGCGCTGGAAGAAGACCAGCACCACCTCATCGTTGTTGAGCTGGTCGATGTATCCGGTGGCCTCCTCCTCTGTGCCTGGGATGGCAAACGTAAGGGTGTTCTTGAAGGTCTTGCTGCCGTCTGTGCCCTGGTTCTCGGTCTGGTACTGGCCATCGTCCTTGACGATACCCACTTTGTTGAAATACTTGTCGGACGCAAGCGTGAAGTCGCCCGTCAGCTGCACGGCCTCGGCCAACGTCTTGGGAGCGGCTGCGGCTGTTGGGAAGAGCAAGATATCGCGCTTGGAGACACTATACACATAGTCGCGGACACCAGGTAACTTCTTCTGGCCCGGACATTTTTCGAGGTCCTCATAGAATGAGGCGTTCTTCGTGCATTTTGCCATATCGATTGTTGTTTTATGCGTTTAGAAAAAAATGATGGGCGCCGCCCCCATGGAGCGACGGCCACCTGATGATGGTTACAAAGCCTTCTTTTTCGCCACGGCAAAGGTCTCTGACGAAACAGAGGCGAATTGGGTTCCGAAGAAGAGGTTGGCGATGAAGTCGACGTCGTAGTGGTTCGTCAGCGACTTCTCGACGATGTAGCGCTCGTCGTCGCTCTTCTGGTTGAAGAGCAGGAGCATGTTGGTCTTCGGCGTGAGAAGAAGGAAGTCCTTGGGCACGTTGGGAAGCGGCACGAGCTCCACGTTGGAAGCGCCCTCAAGGGTGCGCTTGTCGTAGTTCTGGTTGTAGGGCAGCGCTCCATGGCGTGTTTGGTAGGCCTCCGTGTAGTAGTGGTAGGTCATGTCGCTCATGAACATCTTGAGCGGGCGGGTGCGCAAGATGGGGTTGAGGGTGGACGAGAAGTAGAAGTCCTTCAGGGCGTCCTCGGCGTTCTCCTTGGTGATCGAGTCGGTTAAGTACTTGAGGTTCTTGAGGTCCTCGGAGATGTAGACCTTTTTGTTCTCGTTGGTTCCGGCAATGTCGTTGTCGATGATCGTGCCGAAGCCGTTGAAGAAGGAGGCGGTCTTGTCGAAGACCGTTCCGTCGTGCTTGGCGGTGAAGGCGTTGAAGAACAGGCGCTCGCCAATCTTCTTGAGGATGTAGGCGCATACCTGTACCACGATGGGCACGTTCTTCAGGCCGTCGCCCTTGGTGACGTTGCTTCCCCAGATGGTCTGGTAGATGGCGTTGGGGTCGATGGTCTCGATGCAGTTGCCGAAGAAGGTCTCAAGCACGCGGCCGTCGATGGTCACGTCAGCGTTGTGCTGCTTATCCTTCTTGTAGTTGCCCATCTCAAAATTGCCCGACATCTCGCTGATTGTCTCGCGGTAACGGATGCCCGTGCGGATCGAACAGTGCTCGAGCAGCTGGCTCATGGCGAACATAGGCTGCACGATGAGTTCCTTGCGGTATGTCTGGAAAGTCCTGGTAAGGACTTCAGGGGTAAAGGTTATGTTACCCACCTTAGTTGTGTTTTCTCCCATGGCTATACTTCTTTTAAACAGTTAGCGACATCCGAGGCCCCAAAGGCGGGCTGGCCGTCGGCCGGATGGTCGTTTGATTTGTCGCCAGGGTTGGCGCTGCCCTGGAGGTTCTTGATCTGCTCGTCGCGCTGGGCCAGACTGGCCTTCATTTGCTCGAGCTCGGCCCTGATGTTGGCGATCTCATCGGTTGGCGCCTCTTCGGGATGGTCGGCGGGCGCGCCCGTGCCCGGCTTCTCATTGACGGGCTCACCAGGTGCGTTGGCGAATTTCTCGTTCAGAGTTCTCGCCTGCTCCTCAGTGAGACAGAGCAACCCGTTCTCATCGAGGGTGAGAGCGTCTACGCCAAGCGCCACGGCCAAGGCCGTAAATGTTGAAACAGTAGTTTTACTCATTTGTTCATTGTTTTCGGCGTTGTCTTTATGAAGGAACAGGTTTTTGATTCCCTGCGCTGCCTTACGCAGGAAACCGGGAGTTGGATTGCCCTCGCTGTCGACCACGGAGAGTAGCGATGGCTGCCCCTGTGTCGTTGGCAACGGCGGTATGCCTGCCTCCTCGAAATGATTGTTGTTTGAATAAAGGTTCACGAAACGATTGGAGATAGCGGCTGCCTTCTTCTCGTCCTCGCCATCCTCGCGTATGGAGTCGACGAGGCCGAAGTCGACGGCCTGCTGGGCGGTGAGCCAGTTGCCTTTCTTCATCTGGGCTGCGCACGCCTCCTTGCTTTTGCCCGTCTTCTCTGCGTACATCTGTGCGAGCACGTCGTCGAACGTGGAGAGGTCGTTACGCTGGCGCGTGATCTCCTTGATGTAGATATCGAGTTGCTCTTTGTTCTTCTGATCGTACTTGCAGATAAGCGTCGACGTGTTGTGGATAAGGAAGAAGCTGCCCTTCACGATGTCGATGGTCGAGCAGCCCAGCATGGCAATGGTCGAAATGCTGGCGTTCATGCCGAAAGCATGGGCGTGGACCCTGCCATGGTCCTTGAAGAGCTGGTTCATGACAAGGCCGTCTCTTACGTAGCCGCCAAGAGAGCAGAAGGCCACATGGACATCCTTGTCCTTTTTCTGGTCGAGCAGATATCGCACGTAACCAGTGGAGAGGCAGTCCCATCCACCGATCGTTCCTGATATGACTATATCGTATTGCATTTCCCCGTCATTTTTTTTGTTCATGGCAAAGGTATAGTAATAATAGGTGGGGACAAAACACCCGCTAAACAAAGAATGTTTGCGGTGGGAAGGCCGTGGTCCATGAAATGGAGGCCTCGTTCCACTGGTTGTCGGATGGCTTCTCCGGGGCTGTACGTTGAACGGTAAGCACGGGGAACGGGCGCGACGAGGAGCCTATGAGGGCATAATTGCCACCTGCGAACTTTAGGCGGTAGACGTAGCGGGTGGATGTGTCGCCGAGGTCATGGCAGGTGAAAAACTTTAGGGTGGTGGTCCACATGCGCACTTTTTCCTCAATTTTGTCGGAAATGGTGAGCACGGGGTGGGGGCGTACGTCGATAGGCTCCCATTGAACAGCTTCGGGGATGACCATGTGTTCAGTGCCTAAACCGAACATTCCATCGAGCGACGAGCAGGGCGTGCGCTCCACGGATATGACAAGATGGATTCTATTCATATTTATGGTGTTGATTGGATGCGAAATCTCGATTATCCCACCATCGTTTGAAAAACGTACGCTCCCGAACAAAAACGGGGCTATAGTGGAAACGAATATTGCAAAAAAGTTACATTATTCCTTGTTTTTACCCTTGGGACGCTTACGGAGATCCACGCCATGCGCCAAATAGGAGTCGCGCATGCGTTGGTAGCGCATCTTCAAGGTGTAGTCGTAATCGGTATCGACGCCATTGTTCTCACACCAGGTGCGAACACACTTGAGGAGGGTGCAGCCACAACGCGTCATCTCGTTGAGATCGTTCCACATCTGCAACTTAAATGTGTCGTCGATGATCTCAAGGAGTGCCTCCTGAGCCGACTTCGACATGTAGTTCCAACAAATGGTCTTCTTTCGCTTCGATTCGGGAATGACTATGGGGAGCACCATGACTGATGGATCGGAGGCGGGTGGCACGTCGGTGACGTTCTCGCCACTGGCTGTCCTCGGTCGCAATCCTATGAAACGCCTGATGCACGCGTTCTCGGCCGATCGGCGAGGGAACACGACTGGGTTGCCGTAATGGGTGGTAAGCCATTGGCCAATGAAGGGTTTTACGCGTAGGTAGAAGACGAATTTGCTCATCGGTGATAGGTTTTGTCGGTTGAATCTCATACAAAGGTAGGAATTTTTTGGGAGTTTTCCAAACAAAGCGGGGAAAAGCGTGGCGTTTTGAGAAATTTTACTACAAAGCGCCATTTTCGCGCTCTCGTTTCGCTGCGTTTTCGCTGGTGTTTTCTTCTCTGAGTTCTTTTCGTCAGAAAAGTTTGCAACCGTGCAATTTCTGTGACTAAAGAGCTAACACGCTGATTTTCAAGAGTTACAAATTTTACCGAAGGCCGTTGCAAGTTTGTGACTGGGCCATAAAGTTTGTGACCAGCGCAACGGGCGCGCGAGCGGTCACAAACTTGGAAAGGTTTGCAACCATTTGTGACGCAACTTTGTGACCTTTGTGACCGCTTCTAACTCTCTTATTATTAAGACTTTTCTTCCTTTTTCAAACAAAGGTTACAAAGTTGCAAAGTTTTGGAACGAAAATGAGGGAGGGGTTCGGGGAGCCGAACGGCTGGATTTGTCATGTTTTTGAACAGTTTGTGGGGCAACCCTAATTTGTGACCGACCCCTAAGAACGGCGAAACGGTGCCCCTGCTCACGCAGAACCACCGCTAAAACCTTTGTGAATTACCTGATTATGATTACTTGTTGAAATTAGAAAGGGGTATCTGGTCCGAAAAAGTCTTGTTCCACCGCTGTGGGGCTTTCAGGAACAGCATCAATGGGTTTGCTACGCACATAGATCATGTCTTTCACCTTTTTCACTCCAGGCGTGACCTCGACCTTTTGTTGTATGCGGCCAGACGCGTTTTGGAGGTCGCGTGGGTTCATTTCGTCGATCCATGGGCAGATCTCGCAGAACGCCCGCATCTTCTTAGAGAAGCTCTGCATGGTGATGCGGTTGACGTTGGCGTAATGCACGTAGTCGGCAAAGACGACATCTCGCTCAAGGTAGGTGTCGAGGTGGTCGCTCTCGGTAGAAAAATAGCCATTGGCCCACTCCTCGAAGTTGGCGCCCATGTCGGCCTTATACTTGCGCTGTATGATGTTTTCCATGGGTGGCTGTGGCTTGGCACCGCTGTCCATTACGCTGAGGTAGAACTGGCAGCATTGAAGCCAGAAATTGAGATCGGCGTTCCACTCGTCGTCTGTATAGTCGTAGGCGTAGAGCGTTTTGCCAAAGTCGTCGCGGATAGAACGGGTCTCGAAGTAGTCGTTTTCCTCCGTTTTCTGGTGATACCAGTCGGAAAAGACCATGTATAAGGAGCGCGCCTCCGTTGACGGGTCGAAGTCGTTGGGCACGTAGTTGGTGGTGAAGGCCAGCTTCGGGCTCTCGTTGAACTCTATGGTGAACGAATGGTTGTTCTTTGGGTTCACGGTCATGTCGGACGTGATGTTGTCGTAGAACAGGCCAAGGTTCAGATAACGGTCGCAGTCATCGACGAGGAGCAGGTCGGTGTCTTGTGTCACCTGGTCGAAAACGTGTGGGTTGTCCATGAGCTTAGGGTTTCGTCCGGAGAGCTTCACGGTCTTCATCATAAACGAGAGCACACGGAAGAAGAAACTCTTACCGCTACGGCCATTGCATTCGTCGGTCTCGCCAATCTTGTTGTCCATGGCCATAGGAGCCCAGGCTCGGACGAAATCCTTGTACCGATGGAGCATGTAGCCGAATGTGAAGATCTTATTGATGAGATTCTGCTTCTGCTCCCACACCTCTGTGTCGGTAAGTCCCTCGCCAGCGATGTCGAATGGGTGGGCAGCAAGGTAAGCGAGCCGTTCCTCCTCCGGTTTACACTCAAAGTTGCCTTCTGTCTCTTTGCGCCAGAATAGGCGGCTCGTATTGATGAGATAGCCAAAGAAATGGCTTCGAAGGTGTAGGATATCGATGTCGAAATAGGGAGCGCGCCCCTCTTCTTCCACCTTGCGAATCTTAAACATTGGATCGAGCTTCTTGAATGGGTGGGCGATGACATTCTCTTTCCATACGTAGTTGCGGAAGTTGTCAGAGTTGCGATCTTTTATGGTAAATCCGCCGTCGCCTGCCCCAATGGGCTTGTGCACCTCCACGGTGGCGTTGGGGAAAAAGAAAAACTGGCTGGTGGGCGTGAAACTCGTGAAGTCGAGCGTGATGCGGTCGAGGCTTTCCAGTGAGGCCGGAAGGAGCTTCGGGGTGCCAAGAATCAGGTTGATGACACCCACCTCTTCATGACGCTCGACAACCCAGTTGCGCACGAATTCGCGCACGTCGGACACCTTGATCTGCTCCACCACGTTGCCGTCAATGTGGATGAACCGACTGGAGTCGGAGTTCTCGTCGCGGAGGATGTAATAACCGTTGAGCTTCAGAAAATAATAAAGATAGGCCGTGTTGACCTCATATTTGGGTTTGCCCTTGTCGTTGTAGGAAACCTCCCAAAACCTCGCAGGGTAAGCCAATTTCATCAGGTCCTTGAAATTCTTCTTCTCGGAGCGTATCTCCATCCAGTCACGAAGGTCCTTGCGAGCTTTTCCGCGATTGTCATGATAGTCTTCGAGCCATTCGGGGAGCCAGACGGTTCGGATGTCTACATAAGTCAGCGCCAATTCGCGGCCTTTGCGACGGCCTGTCTCGTCGATGTCGGGGATGTTGTAGAGAACCTCCACGTACTTCATAATCTCTTTGTACTCTTCTACGGAGAGGCGATAGGTCTCAGAGTTGAACCATAATGGATGGAACCCCATGGAGCGGCAACAAAGCGAGTCGCGCTCGCCGGAGCAGATGAAAGCCTCGGGAAGTTTCTTTTCCTTATAGGGTTTGTCGTCATCGTGGGTGCGCTGCCATTCCTTCTCCTCCTCGGAGTTGAACTGGTGGAAGGCTGCCTTCAGCTCGGTCAGGCCGTTGATATAGCGTTGCGGTTTTACGCCGGCAGGGGTGTAGGAGAAGCGGAAGCCCTTGTCACAGTTCAGTGGCTCGTAGACTTTATAGAATTTCACCTCAGGCTCGTCCCCATGGGCTTCCTTCACCAGGCACTCGCGCATGAAGATGGGGTAGTGGCTGTTTGACGTCTTGACCAGAACCTCGCGGTTCTTGACCGTGGTGATCCATTTCACACTATGCCAGTGGAGAGCGTCGACGTCCTCCTGCTTCACTTTCGGTCCGAGGATGCGGAGCTCATCGTCTGTAAACCGCTCGTTGAGCTCGAAGCTGCGCGAGCCATCAGGCTCATCCTGTCGGGCGGGCCGCTTACGGATGTCGGGCTTGTTGACGGCGTGGTTGAGCTCGTCTTTCACGCCATACTGAGCCGCGAGCTGCAACAAAGCCTCGTTGAACTGGCTTTGTCGCATGCCCTTGTAGTTCATGTAGACGCTGATGCCGTTCTCGCCCTTGCCCTCGCCGCCAAAATCGGTGACTTGCCATATCTTGCCATAACTTTTCGAGTCGTATTGACGAAGGCTGGCCGACGGTGTGCGCTCGTCGCGGATGGCGAAATGCTTCTTGGCGTTCACGCAATCCCGCGCTTGCGGATAGCAGTCGAGGATGATATCGAGGCCGCCATGGGTTGCGTTTAAAATGTCTTCGGCTTTAATCATAATCCATAAAATTCTTGATGCAAAGGTAGATTGGGATGGTGTAAGCGTCAAATACTTACGTTTGCCAAGTCGAGATATTCGGCCCTGCCAGCCGCTTTTCCGTCAACGAATAGGCAATCCATGCTCTCATGCCCCTTGATTGCGGCATAACTAATGTCGCTGGGGAAATCGAAAAAGAAGCTAATGTAGGCCTCTCCCTTGTTGTTGTACACAATCAGCGAGCGTGCGCTGCCTTTGCCTATGGCACACAAGAAGTATGATACTTGCCCACCCTTTCCCAGGCGCGCTTCCAATTTGTCAAGGCCTAATGCGTCGATTTTAGGTTCCATTTCACAAAGTTTCATAATCAATGATCTTAAATTATTATCTGATGCCGGGGGCGGAGTCGAACCGCCTAATGCCAAGTTATTTAATCCCATACGCCTATCCGATTAACGCTCTATCACGGCAACCTGTTATTAACGGTTATGCTTGTATCTTTTGACGGCCGGGCAATCGTTCTTATCCCAATAGCGGCAAGTTCCGCACCTATAGAGCGCACAATCGGTTGTGCAGCACATAGAAATTGCTCCATCGAGGGGTGTTTCTTCCATACGTTTATTCGCATTTAGGTTTCGAAGAATATTGCACGTAGATTTTCAGTTTCTCGCACCAACGGCCATTGATGCAGTTTCGGCCATACTGGCATGTTTCGCACTTCGTATTCATAGCATGAATTTTCCAAGTCGGAAGACCTTGATGATATCACGGCAGCTCTTCACGTTGAGCTTGTCGCGTATTCTTAGGAGCTGCGTCTTCACCGTGCTCCGGTTCTTGCCCAGTTCGGCCGCTATAGAATCGATCTTGTAGCCATTGATGTAAAGTCGGACGATGTCCTTCTGACCTTCGGACAACCGAATGAGGCTCTTTGGCTTGCAGATCACACGCTCGTCGGGGCAAATGCCGCGGAGCGGACAATGCACTTCTTCGAAATTCAGGAGGTCGTGCTCGATGTCCTGGGTGAGAAGGTCGTGTTCCCCGAAATTGCATCGAATGAATCGGCCGCACATCTGAGAGGCGTTCTCTTTATAGAGTATGGCCAGGCGGGCGTAACATTCAGGGAAACGGTTGCGGACAATGGTAATCAACGGACCGATGATGTCGGTCGAGAACTTGGTTAGTCGCTGCTCCTTGTCGCCATTGATGCTATAGTACACATGGCCGTCAGGGCTTGTTCTGAATTCTACGTTCTCCATAGGTTTTCGTTTTCAATGGCCAGGTTCAGCAGGAACACGTCGGTTTCCGACATTTCGTGGCGCCCAGCCAGTTTGTTAACAATGGTAGAGTAACCCATTCCATACTCTCTGGTTAAAAATCTGAGGAGTTTTCCCTTCTCTTTTTTCTTCAGGGTGCTATAGTAATCCTGTAGGTCTACAGGTTGCAAATCACCGTTCCTTTTCTTGTTCATATCAACGTATTTTATTAAATTTGCGACAAAGATAAAAACAAAACACGAATAATCCAACGTTGGAAGGAATTATTTTCCTACGTTGGTGTAATTTTAACATTTCGCTATGGCAACAGAACTTAACACGCCCAACGTGGAAATTATCATCGAAGCGCTGAAAAAGCGAGGTATGACCGCCAGGCAATTGTCTAAGCTAATATATGGCGAAGACACGCATCGCGACATCGTCAAGGAAATTACTAAGAAGCCAGACGTGCGAGCTTCTACCGTAGTAAAACTGTGCAGAGCCCTTGGAATTACCATGGATAGCCTGTATCAAAACCGGAACACTAACAATGGAGAGATTCTTGTTGTGGAAGGAAGTAACGAGAACACCAAACCCAGCGATGACGAAACAGATTCGGCTGTCTTAATGGCTGAAAATCGTGCACTTAAGTTGGTGATTGAGGAAAAAGACAAGAGAATCAGCGATCTTGTTACCGTAAAAGAGCAGCTCGACCGACGACTTGACCTGTTGCTTGAGCTTCAAAAGGGTGCAAAGTGACTCCTGTAGCCAATTTTAAGCAAAATCCAGTCCATTTGTATGCTATCCTGCCTCCGCAACTAATAACGACATAACAAGTTCTTAAGCAACGAGTTATGTCGTTTTTTCGTTTTATTGTGCGACAAATCTGCGACAAAAAAAATCAAGTAGTAAGACCAACATCTTTAATCCTTGCTAAAGTTAATGGAATTGCAAGAAGGTGTCAAGCCTATAACTTCGCCAGGCAATTGGTGTTCCTGCCATAATTGCTGTATGTACTCCATGCCTTGCAATCGCCAAGTGGAAGAAATGACGACCTTAGCATCAGTTCTTTCCAACAAGCGGCGTAAATTAGCCACAACTTTCTTAGCAAATTTACCTTTTGGAGTATTGATCACTCCATCGAAATCTAGAAATGTGTACTTCTCCATTTTTATCTGTTTTTTGAGTAGTTAAAATTCAAATTGTCTCTTAGAATGAGATTTACATGACGTTTGCATATGTATAATAACCCAGCGTTAATATATCTAACTAAAGTTTCGGATTTAGGCAGGGTGGGCTGAAGGCCCAACAAGCACATAGCCCA